AGATTGCTGGTCGTTATCAAATCCAGCGCGAACTGCTTCACCTCTGGAATCGTAACGGCGTGATACATCAAGATACACGGTTCCTTGATCTTTTACAACCCATATACCAAAATAGGCTCCGCGCTCGCTGAGTGCGTCTGCGTTCTTTTCAATATAGTTTAAAAGATATTCTCGGCTCTTATCTCGGCTTGAGAAAAAATCTTTGTACGGGACTGCTTTCTCAGCCCCATTATTGGAACACATATACCCGCTAGTAGGTTGGCTACGACTAGAAATATCCAAACTGAAACCTGTGACATCTTTTTTACTTAGGCGATCAATAATGCTTGTGTAAACGGTGCCACCCGTTGCCCAGTTACCATGGGTTTTCTGATCGTGGGTACCATGCTTTTCCATGACAAGAGAAAGCCCCTTGCTTGAGTCATTTCCAAAGTTCTCAATCATTAACGACCTCCACATCCCAAACTCTACCTTCATTGCTAAGAATTCTAAACTTACTGTCCCGAGGCAGGAGATACTCTGCTTCTCTTGAGAATTGTGACTCTATCCCTGTTACGCTGGAAGGGAAAACTCCCTTTGTTCCAACGGGTAGTTTCATACGAAATACAAGACCTTGATAATAACTACTTTCAGAATTAGCAAACTTTGCGGCTATTTTGGGATCAAGGCTAGTGGAAGAAAATCCTTTATCCGTATAAACATCTCCAACCCTTTTTGACTCAAAAAAATCTAATCCGTTTCCTTTAACCCCTCGATATACCGTTATAGGAGTATTTAGCGGTGGGGCATACTCGATTGCTCCGTCTAAAGAGGCAATTATTGTCGCAACATTATCTGTGCTAATAAGTGGATCACGGAGCGCTTCGTTCATCGTATATCCGAGCAAACTTTGATAGGTACTAACAGCCTGTTTAAACGGACTGTCTTTTACCCTTTGGCTCAGTATTCTGTCCATAAAATATATCTCTTTGTCTGAATCAGAACCTAATTTAGCAACTTCAGCGTCACTCCACGCCTTTAAATCTGTTACTGTTTCAGAACCAGTAGCCCAGTTGCCATGAGTTTTTTGATCGTGTTCACCGTGTTTGGCTACAACTAAAGCCTGAGCAAACATAGATTCAAAATCTTCCACTTCCATAAATGTTCGTGATTCTTTATTCACTTTGAAACCTCTACATCTATAATTGTGAAATCAGCGCTCTTGCTTTTGTTAGTAATGGTCATTGTTGCGTTTCTTTGAACTGCGATTTCTCCATACCCTACATCAATAGCGTTTAATCCTTTGTCTAGGGTCATTCTAAATAAAACTTTTATTCCTTTTGCGCCATCGTCTTGTCTGACACCCGCATAGAACTCTGCTGATGATTTGCTCACATCTGTTGATTGGAAACCTTTGTCCACAAAAGATGTTCCTATCTTTAAAGAAGCAACCATTTCTTTAGGCAAAACTGCTCCCCTATAAACGCCAACTCGTTCTTTCACTACCCCCATCGCACACAAGGCATCCGCATCTTTTACTCTTTGAGTAACTCCCCCGCCTTGACGCAACTGTTTATTCATTTTTAAAGTGGGCGTGTCGGCAACCACATACTTTGTTCTAAGAACATCAAATTTTTCCCCTTTATTTTCATCAAAATATGTTTTGTAGAAATTTTCAAGTAAAGACCTACGCTCATTGTCAAAGGCATCGGCTTCTGCTCGCAATTTTTTAGCAATAGGATCAGCCTGTACCTCTTTCCACGCATGAGTCAAACCTTTAGATTTAAGGTATTCATCTAGTTCTTTATATTTTTTACTATAGTTTGTTTTTAGTTCTTTTAGTTGAGGCTTGATGTCATCCATAGAGCCAACGCCCGTAGCCCAAGAGCCATGTGTTTTCTGGTCGTGATTGCCGTGTTTGGCAACTGGCTCAACAATCCAATCAAGGACATCTCCGTTAGTTTGTGCCATGTAACTATTGAACTGGGATTGAGTGAGTGTTTCACGCTTGCCTGTAATAGGGCTATCAATAAGAATATTACTTATCATCCCTAGTCACCTCGATCCCTGCTTTCTCAAGAAGTGCAATCGTACTGTCGCCAACAATGGAGTATTTTTTTAGCCTGACAGATTTAATATCACTTAGCCTTACCCCACCATGAATCTGTGCCTCAAAATAGTCAATCTCGTTAATTGGTCTTACTGACCTTATGGGTTGCGATACCGTAGTCATACCTCTTTGGAAGTGGCGACTTTGGTAGGCTGAATCTATCTGCTCAACACTTAAATTTCCTTTTCGGGCATCTGTTACTCGAACTGGAGTTAAACCATGATTAGCCGAATCGCCAGGACTTATTGTTGTCCTACCAGCAACGCTATCTTTCAAAACTATTTTTACATCGCCATACATATCTGTCATATTATTTACTCCTTTTTGAAGCGGAGTATCAAAATATCCGTAAATCGGGCTATTGGAATCAGTTGGCAATCCCCATAACCCTTTTTCTAAATCAAAACGACCTTCTCTGTAGTCAATTTCATATCCTATTGTTGGCTCGGGCATTTCAGTAAGACTTTTAAAACCGCCCTCCTCGGCTATTTTCCTTAATTCTAAATCTCCAGATGAAACTCTTATAGTGATAGGTGCCTTGGCTACTTGTTGTAATTGTTCTCTGCCTAAATTTAATTCCTCGGAAGTTAATTCAGTAGCAGTAAGTCTTTCTCTTTCTTTGAACTCAGGATTCCACGCATACGGCATTGAATCTGATCCCTCAGAACCTTCAGCCCAATTACCGTGGCTGGACTGGTCATGCTCTTGGTGCTTTTTAACTGCCTCGACAGGTTTTAGATTTAGGTGCGTAATCCCATTTTCTGAATACCTGTCAGTAATTTTAAATGTACCCGATACAAGCCATTCTTGTTCGTCAGCAAAAGCATCTGCTCCAGCCCTATTAACATCTAATCCCTTGGTTTGCATGCCGTAATGAAAGATAACTGGCTTTCCTTTAGAACCGCCAAAATCCGAATACTGCGAAAATCTTTCAGATGTTCTTTCATCAAGGGTTGCCGAACTCAATTCATTTTTTAGTGTATCTCCAACTTTAGGTACAGCGCCTTGCCAGCGTAATCCAGTAGTTAATAACTCGGCACGACCAAGAGCCTCGGTAGGAATAACTCCATTTTGTTTAATTGCATCTACAAGAGTTTTGACTGTTTTAATGTCGCCCTCTGAAGCATTTGGAGTTTTGCCCTCAGACAGATCGTTGGCAATCTGCCTCCATGAGGATTTATTACTCAATGATGTCCATGCCGAAACAACCGCTTTTTGTTCTCCAGATAATTCACCTGTAGCCCATGAGCCATGGCTGGACTGGTCATGCTCCTGATGTTTGCGAACTTCACCTTGATATGGGACAGGGATAAACCTTGGGTCTATCGGATCAACAATTTCGTACTCAAAGTCTTTATTTTCCAAGAGGGACACCCGCCTCTCTATAAGACTTTTCAAGTCCATCCGCGTAAGCAGGGCTTATAGCGTGGTCAAGAATATACAGATGATTTTTAGCAAACTCTACTCCATGCCCAGCGTACCTATTAGTTTCGTTAATGGCGGTTGCGTAGTGGGCAAGTTCATGGAGGATAGTAACTTCGTCTTGCATATTATATCTGTTAATAGCCAAACTGCTAACGCCAACTCCATTTTTTACTCCAATGGTGTATTGACCTAGAACACGATTACTGCTTGTTGAAGTTACTTTTGGTGTGCCAATTATTCCGCCGTCACCAAATGCTTCAGTAAACCAATCGCTATCTGTAATTTTATTAACATACCTTTGAACTCCAGCCTTAGAGCCATCTAAAAGTTCTTTGCCTAAATCAGATTCAAGCCTTTTACCCTCGCCTTTAGCCCACTCGTCAAATTTCTTAGAATATTCTTTATAGGCTTTCTCGTATTCTGCTGAGGTAGAATACTCATTACGATTATTAGGCGGAAAAGGTTTTTCTACAGGATTGTAGAATTTCTGATGACCGTTGTAATTGTTTTCTGCCGCATAAACTGTTGATTTAAGAGTATCTGATACACCGTTTTGTAAGTTATAGATTGCTCGGTGTCCTAAGTCATTACCGCCGCCGCCACGCGCCCAGTTGCCGTGATCTTTTTGATCGTGGGTACCATGCTTTAGAACTGGAACAAGTCCAGGCGCGAACTTAATTACTTTCATTGGGTGCCGCGATCTGGTGGAATCAGAACAAAGGTACAGCGGCAATTAGGGTGAACTATTGGCTTATCTAATCCGATTGAAAAAGTTCCAAGCCAAGGTACAACTTCTCCATTTAGCGGAGCGCAAATATCACAGGTGCGCTCATCTGGCGCTGTGATCCACATTTTCATTGTTGCTGGATCAATGTAGCCCGCTTCGTCTGCCTGACGATAGCCTTCCATTCGACCTTCGTTTTGCGCGATCTGAATTTCGGTACGAGCAATAGTTTTAGCGCGAGCGCTCTTTAGGCGATCCGCATAAGCCGTTGCTGATTTCTGGGCGCGTTCGATAGCCTGAGCCTCTTTGATACCAGCCTTAATTAAACGGTCTAGTTCACGATTCTCAAACTTTCGAACGGCTTCAGCCCACTTTGGATGTAGACCAATTATGTTTTTGATTCGAACTGCTGTGCGGCGAACATCAATCTGCTCATTGAAAGAATCAATAATAATTTTGCGGATTGCTTCGCGGGTTAAATCGTCAATACTTACAACCAACTGCCCTGCTCTACGAGCGGCATAAGCAAGTGAATTTGGGTTTGTCTTATCAAAAGAAAGATTGAACGCAATCGGTTGCGGGTTAGGACTAGCCCAATTAGGAATCTTGCTGAAGTCCATATTTGCCATAGAAGCAGGATTTAAAATCTTAACTGGTGTCGGGGTAAAAGCGGGAAGTGCTAATAGCGGGGCTATCTCTCTCAAACCCTTGATAGCCTCTTTGCCGCCGAGGTCAATAATGCCAAGTATCTCAGTTTCAATCTTTTGGGCATCACCTCGTAGGGTGATTGACCGTAACAATTTATCCAAGGTGTCAGCGTCTAATCGGCTCAGAATACGAGCCAACTCGTCTACTTTGATCTTGTCCGTGGCATTACGAATAGCATTGACGAGAACTCTCGCCATTGCCGCTTCTTCAGCCGTTAAAGGGTTTCTGGAGCCATCAGAGCCAGAGCCGAACCTAATTGCCATGGTCTACTCCAAATCGCCGTCTAGCGGTTCCTGTCCTTCTGGAACATCAAGTTCTGACTCTAGGCTTGGCGGATTATCAAAACCTGCTGGGTCAGCGCCCTCTGGCATTGCTGGAGCGCCGTAAGCCGCTTGACCGTCATGCTCAGCAGGTGGCAATCCAGCCAAGTCGCGCAAGTAATCTTCCAATTTAGGATCAGGCATAAGTACGCCAGCGGTAGCCAACTTAGTTACAAAGTCTGAAATCTCAGTTAGATCAACATGGCTTACTTCGCCGTAAGTTAGGTAAGGGGCGCGAGTGCCGTCCATACCATTAAGTTTTAGTAAGCGCGGAATTGCGTACTGGTTAAATACTTCAGCAATATTCTTAGCGATTGAATCAACTGCCATTGACCATAAATCCATTTTGGTTGAGCCGAGGGCGTAGGAGCCAACTCGATCAGAGCCAAGCAAAATAAAGTCAGAAAGAATTGACATAGACATACGCTGGTCATAGCGCTGAACAATTTTATCTGTGTCGAACTGACGAGAGCCGCCTGATGACAACAAAACTAAATCGAATTGCTTATGTCCAGCATCGTCATAAAGGGTTGGAAATACAACACCCTCTTGCTCGTTGCGCTTGATTGAAGTAACAATATTTTGAACTGTTGCTAAAACATTTGCTTGCTCAGCGGTAGCCGCACTTGATAAATACTCAGGTGGTACATAGGCAACTGGCAAACCTGCTAGATCGCGTTCAATACCGACTGCTTCGATTTCCTCAATACGGCGCTTGTAGTACCAAGGGCGGTAAGCATTACGAAGGATTGAGCGACCCTCTGGGTTATTCTTTGCGGTTTGAGTGCGGAATAAAAGAGCCTTCTCAATCGGAATGATATGAGTTCCGCCAGAGGAAGGATCGGTTTGTTCCATTGCTTGAATTCCACCGCGCTCGTCAATCTGCCAGCGGAATAAAGTTTCTTGAGAACGGATAGGCATTTTGCGCCATCCGATTTTATTATCGTTGTGCTTAGAACGCTTTGAAGGGTCTTTTGCTTCTGGACCTGTGCGAACCTTGTAAACAATTTCGTGATAAGAGAATCCGAATACAAGCATTGAAAGAATCTGAGAAAGTGTTTGATCCCAAGAATCGCTCATGTCGTGTAAACATGATTCGATAAATGCGGCTACTTCTTCATCTTCTGGCTTCGTTGTTCCATCGCTTGAATCGTCTGAGAACGGATCAACGCGCCATTCAAGGCGAGTAATAACTTTTTCAATCGCGTAAAGCATTGACCCGATAGTTGGATCGTTGTCTGCCATCTCTCGATAAACTTTGAATCCGCGAATACCACGGAGATTGACAAGGAATTCTTCATAAACCGTTCCACCAGAACGGCGCAGACCCGTAGAGCCGAGTTCTTGTAAATCTGGCTTTTCTGCCATTGTGTCCCTCTACTCTGTAGTTGCTAAGCCGATAAGAATTTTAATAGCCTGTTCTTCATTGAAGCCAGCGCTTTTCAATTCCACGAATAATTCATGGGACTGAACCGCGAAGGCACCAAGAACGGACATGACCCCATTGCTATTTAAAGCATAGTAGTCATCTTCCACCTGACGATTTTAGCATTAAGCCAGTTTAGACTTTTATTCTCCGTCAAACACAAATTCTCTTGAGTTTAAACGCAACTGAGCAACTTCCATCGCAAACTTGCGAGCCATGTCTTTTGTTCCTGCTTGAGCATAAACGCGGCTTTCAAGAACTCCGCCTTCTGAATCAAACGCACGAAAAACAATTTTAAATGGTAGTTCATAAGAACTTTCAGTCATTTCAATTTCAACATATTCTCGCAACGCGATCTCAAGTGAAATAAATGGTTTGCCTTTTTCAGAAACAACTACTTTCGAGCCAGCAATGTTGCTGACAAAGTAATCAGTCCAAGCCATTATTTTCCCCTTTCGTAAGGAAATTATTAACCCAACTATACTACATACGGGTTAAAAAGGTGGAGTGTCATGGAAAGATGTAGACCATGGATCAGCCTCGATTGGTTTAACGGCGAACTGAGCGTCTGATCGGGTGATCTCGGTTACGGAAGCCGAGTGGCGCTTTAGGTCTACGCCTACATTAAACGCGGTGATAGCAATACGGCTTTTCTTTTCGCCTGTTTTCTTATCTTCCCAGTTTTCTTGGATAGCGCTACCGACAACAATTACCGACATACCTTTACGCAAGGTTTCGGCTACATTCTCAGCGGTTTTGCCCCATGCTTTAACTGTCCAGAAAGTTGTATCTGTATTTTCCCAACTGCCATCGGCTTGCTTGACGGATTTAGAAGCGGCAACGGTAAATGAAGCAACTGCCTTACCGCTTGGAATAAACTTTAGTTCTGGATCGGAAGTTAAGTTTCCTGTAACTGTTAGTGTGGTCATTAGGCACCTCTCATATAAATTGGTTCTGGACGGATATTTAATTGCTGTCTTAATCTCACACGCTCTCTTTGGTCTGTGGAACCCCAGATACCGTGTACCTCATTGTGTAACGCATAGGTACGACATTCTGTAAGCCACATACACGATCTACAAATTGTTTTCGCTATTTTTGTTTCTTCATTTGATCTGTCATTGTCAGAGAAAAACATTTCTGTATCAATTCCCCAACAACTCGCTCCCTCGAACTGCCATGGTTTCTTCATCAAATAAATCCTCTTTCTCGTCACCGATTAGTAATTCATAAGGGGAATCAAGAGATAATCTAGCCAATACATTGCCATTTCGCCAAACTTTTCCAGCGGCAATTCCGTCATAATGCGAGGCGGCAGGTTTTACTAACGCGTCACACTCTTTCCAGAAAATACAATTTCGACAAATCGCTAGTGCGGGCTGAGCCAAATCTAATTGATATTGGTCAAAAAGCCAAGGGTCTAAGTTACGACACGGGGCTTGCTCTACGAAGTCTAATAAACTCATGTAGTAATTCTAAGGTGTGTTATCTGGATTACACGGTATTTCGGGGCGTGTCGCTAATTCGCCAAATCGCTCAATCAGAAGTTTCTGGAGAAGGATTTCCCTCTCCGTCATCTGGGTAATATTCGTCATCTAAATCATTCTCTCCCCATGTTGCTATTGCGTGGTGTAGTAATCCCAACTGCCGCCAATCAGGTTGCTGATCGTCAGCGAAAACAACTGTCCAATAGTCTTTCGCACCGCCACCTGTCCATTCCGAAACCAGAACCCAGCCCGTACAAATGGCTGGGTCTGGAAACGCTACTCTCGCCATTTCTGCGAGAGCATTGTCTATTGCGGAAGGTCGTTTTTGTTCTTCATCCATGCCACCACTCTAGTACCAAAAATTTCGGTGCCAAAAGTTGTCTGCTTGACATGGCGAGCCGTAGCGCGACTCGATATAAATGAATCCTCTTTCAATTTGTTTTTCAACTGAAATATCTGGATCAAGTCCAAGGATTTGCGGAATACCGCCAGCATGAAGGCGTTTGCCGTTTTGATATACGGCTTGCTTGTTATAGGCATCTGGTCGCCAATTTGATTCGCCTGTCCAGAGATCGAGCAGACATTCAAACTGAGCGGGAGTATCCCAACCATATTTTGCTAGTTGGGTTTTGGCGTAAACCTTTGCCGCTTCTGGAGTGCGTTCAACCAGAATTGGTTTCGAAGGTTTAACAATAATTACTTCATCCGCAACTGCCGCTGTGTCTTTAGGCATTTGAAGCGGATTAGTTGTAATCAGTATTGCGCTGATTAGCGCTATGTGAATTGGTTTTAAATTAAACTTTTCATAAGTACGCATATTCCTCCAGAGTTCGGAGCGAACGATTCGGCGTTACTGGTTGTAACGAATCCCTGTTGTCAGTATCGGACTGACCTCGCTTTTGAGGTGTAGGTGGTTTGCGACCTGAAATAAAGGTAGCAGATAACTTTGTGAGTGTAAATAGAAGTGGGGGTAATAATAAAAGGTGGTCGGTGGGGGAGCCAACACAATACGGTTTATGAGAGAGGACAAACTCGTATCGGGCAATCTACCCCACCGACCTTGGGTACCCTAAAATAGGATACACCAAATAACAAATTTGAGCAGGTACACCTAGTCATAAAGGGCGACATCATGAGTGTCCTTGGCGGCAATGAACAATTCGGAAACGGAACCGCTTTGACTCAAATTTGGGGAATCACTTACTGAACCGCCTTCCACAGTAATCCAGTAAGTGAAACTTTTTTGAAATCGCCCACCAGTAATCCACAATGAAACTGGTGGGCGAAACTTTTTTAGTCTATTCGTGAATCAACATAAGCATTGATGCCGTAACTTTGGAGAACTGTTGCCGCTCCCGCTGCTGCTGCACACGCTCTTTCATAACTTTGATCGCGGCGAATACTTGGTGCGAACTCCCAAGACGCTACATCCCAACCGCTGTAGTAAGACTTACGCCCCACACCGCGAGATTTCAAAAGCGTCACGAATTGTCCTCGCGCTGGCTTGATAATCACGGAAGCGAATCCACATACTCCGCCTTCAACAAAATATGTTGGCTTCGTTTCGTCAATTTCGTTTCCGAAGAAAGTTGTTGGCGTACCGACAACCATTGGCGTTGGACGACAAGCCTTGACTGCGGCTTCCGCTGCTTCTGATGCTTCAACAAAAATGTCGTAAGCACTTTTTACTTTTTCTATTACTTGACTCATTTAGATTTCCTCTCTTATTAAACAATGCTTCACTTTGTATTCTTTGTATCCGCTGGCAACATACTTCTCACCGAATTGCTTTGCTACCCCTAATTCGCTGAAGTAAAACTTTTCAGCCCAGCCAACAATCTCAACTTCCCAGATGCTTTTTGCCATTTCCATTCCCTCTCTCTCGCTTACAAGATAAGTATATCCTACTGGGGTTTAATAATCAAATCCATTTGAGCCTTGCGGCGGGCGTGTCGTTTATCGGCTTCCTCGGAGAGTAGGCGCTCCTGCTCAGCCCTAAGGATTGCCCGTAGAGAGGCTTCAGACACCTTTTGAGGCTGTTTGAACCTATCCCATGATGGAATCAACACTAGAACCACCTTCCCGTTTCTATCGCCCCCACAATGCCAAACACGGTGAGGAATAACCCGAGCAATAAAACTGTGTCTATTGCGTCCGAAACTCGCTGACCGCGCTGGGTCATGCGACCACCATCTCTCGTTAATAATTTAGTAAGCAATGATCGAGTCCTTCCACACTACATCGTTGAGTGTTGCTAAACGGTTGTAAGTTGATTCAGCAATATCCAGAAAAACTTCTACTGGCTCTTTTGAGTTTTCAAACTTTGCTAGAACTCGGCAACGGTGATGCGGTACATTGGCAAAATCTGAATTGTGACCAAACAAAGCAATTTCAACAACACTTAAACCTTCAGGGTCTAAATGACTTATGAAGTCTTTGTCTAAAGTTCTATTAAACTTATATTCTGTGCTTTGTTTATTGACTGCTGTTAGTTCTGTGCTTGACATGATTTTCATTTTTTTCCCTCTCTGTAGGTTTGGTTAATTTTAATACAACAGTAGTTGTATTGTCAATCTCTAACAATTCCAACTGCCTTGAGTGCTACATCTTTCTCGCACTCAAAACAAATGAAATCGTTATTGCGTTCCACAATTCGGAATTGTGAACCACAGCGATAGCATTTCTTATCCATTAGTAACCTCTCTTTTCTAGTTTTTTAATCAAGACTTTTTCTTGATCCTCGTAACTGATTCCATGCTTCTCCGCTAAGTTGAAGCAAATTATCTGAGCAATCTCGCCAGCCTTGATACGGCGATCCTTTTGGTGCTGGATAGATTCTTCTGTGTGAGGCTCACCGTTGTAATAGTGAGTAACGATCTCCTCTTGTGACTGGCGATAAAATGTGAACCATTCGCTAGTTGCTGTGCGCTCTGTGCGAATCTCTCTTGTATATCTGCCCTCTACGAAGTAAAGGAACTCACCGCTCTTTGTAGGTGCGTCTGCCTTTTGCTTGGCTAACTTTGCCTCGCGCTTTGCTTCGCGTTCTGCCTTTGCTTGCTCTTTAGCGATCTTGTCTGCTGTAACAATTCGGCTAGGGCGATTTAAAACTTCTGCTGGAGCGCTTGGGTAGCAGATAGTGCAAGCGGTTTCACCTGCGTCCTCGACAATAGTGTTTTCATTGTCGTTGCTGTATTGGATCAACCAGTTATAGCGAGTAGTCGCAAAACAAGTCGAGCAATCCATTGAACTGTGAACATGACCGTTGCTGTTGATTACTAAGAAAGCGCGTGTCCATGGGTCTTGGTCATAGATTTCGTCTAACTTACAAATTTGGAAAAACACCTCGCGGATTTCGGCTTTGATAACAACAATCTTTGCCTCGTACTCAGCGATAGTTTCAGAACGGCTTGGATAATTCTTTTGATAAAACTTTACAGAATCTTCCGCGCTCTCTAATTTAACGCGAAGTTCCCAGCGCTTGTCATGTAGCGCCGATAACTCGGTATCAATCTTGACTGCGAACTCTTTCGTGACCATGTTGATCCTCTCTCTCATTACTAATAATACACTACTAAGGTTAATAAAGCCAATCATGGCATTACCCGTAAATCGGCGTGTCGCCCGTTCGCCTCTGGAATCTCGATTTGAATATCTAACCCCCATTTGGTATAATGGGTAATGAGAGGGGGCAGATATGAGAATCGTCATCTGTTCAGTTTGTGAGAAAGAGTGGCAACTTCGTAGTGGCATGGCTTTTGAAAGTTTAGGTCGCCACAAAAGATCAGAACACAAAGAGGTTGAAGTCAGAGAGGCGGCATAAGCCATGTCTACAAAAGCAAAATGTTTTGCGTTAGCAAACGCACACGGTTTAACAATTAGTTATGGGTTCAGTTCTTACTCCAAGGAAGCCAGCGTTGATTTGCCTGATGGATTTCTTTTGCCGTCTACTGGCTCAACTGGTCTGTGCTTTGAAACCTACGAATGTTCTGCCAAAGATTTTTGGAAAGCCGTTTACGGTGATGTCCAAACTATCGTGGCTGAGAAAAACAAATGGCTAAAGGAGGAAATCTAAATGGTTAAAGAAATTAGAGATAGCCAGAAAAGCCGACATTATGCGTCAGAGCGTTTTCTGTATTCATCAGGTAAAACTGTTACAAAGTTAGGTTCCACATTTAATCTAACTAAAGAAAGTTCTATTGCTGAGTGCCAGCAATATTTAGATGTTATCTGCGACCAATATTGGTTTAGGCAGAGATTTGGCAAACGCCAGATTTGGGTTCAATCAGGTCGAGGTGGCGGCAGAGCCTACGGCTCACGAATTACTCTCGGCACTTGGGCTAGGAATGAAGCAATCATTCTTCACGAATTGGCTCATTGCTTGGCACCTCGAACATCAAAACATGATGCCAAGTTCGCTGGAATCTTTTTATTCCTAGTTAAAAATGCTTTCGGCGCTGACAAGGCGAAAGAACTTCGCGAGTCATACAAAACTCACCGCGTTAAATACAACAACTCGGCAATCCCGCCGATCAATAAAAACTGTTTGACCCATTCGCAAATGAACGCTCTTGCCGCCAAGAATAGGCGAGCAGAAAATAAACGCGCAAAAGAGATGGCTGAAAAGCCTCTGGGTCAAGAGGAGCAAGAAGCGCTTGTTAAATTCTTGACTCGCGCCATCAATTCAACGCAATGCGGTGCGCCAAAAAGCACAACTGCTACTAACGCTAAAAAGACATTGCGAGATTTAAAGAAGGCGTTTCTGCTCTAAGCCTTTTTCTTATCAACCTTGGCAAACGCTTCGTTGATCTCCAGCGAAGTTAGTTTGCCATCGTTGAGGAAAGATCGAGCAAGACTTTCAACCACGGTAGCAACTCCGAGAAGCCCAGCCATGAGAGCGGCGGTCAATGGTTCAAGTCCAAAGAGCGAACCAGCGCCGATTACCGAAAGACCAGAGGCGGCGAATACTGAAAGAATCCGCATTAAAACATTGTTCACGCTTTTCATTCTTCATCTTTCTTTCTGCGTAACGGGTAAGTCAAAATCCAAATGCCTAAGCACCACGCAGTCGCATAAGCAACTGCTGACTTTGCTGATCCGTCAATAGTTACCCACGCGATAAAGAAACCGAGCATGGTAAATAACTGACCGATTAAATCATTGAAAAAGTTTTTCATTTACATTCTCCTTATAGATAGTGAAGCAATCGCACCGATAATGACCGAGGCGACTACAACTGTTTGTGATTCTTGGCGTTCTGTATCTGACATATCTGAGCCGATACTTGATAAAGCCAAAAGTGCTTTTGCTGGGTTAGTAAAAATTGCTCCAACGAATTCAGTAGGATCGCTTACCAACTCAAGTGCGTCAGCAACCTCAGCAGTAATAACGATTGGCTCGCCACTTTCATCAACGCGAGTTTCAACTGGTGTTTCAGGTGGCAAGTTTTCGTAGTCAATACCTGCCGCAACTAGCGCGGCGGCTGGAACTGGCTCACCTTCGTATTGGGCAACAATGGCTTCAGCCACAACTTCCTTTTCCGTTTCGGTCAATTTGCCATCCTCTGAAACCGAGGCAATAATTGACTCAACTTCTTGTGCCGATACATTTCCATCGGCTAGGATTTCGGTTAATAATTGAGAGGAGTTTTCAGATGGCAAGTTGGAATTCGATTGCGGTTCTGGGGTTGGTAACGGCGTTGGCTGTTGCGGTTCTGGTTTGGGTTCGGGGACGATAGGTGCTACGGGCAACGGATTGGTTGGCTCTGGGGTTGGTAACGCTGGTTGCGGGGTTGGTGGTTCGACTGGCTCTAAAGGCGGGATGGCAGGATCGGCGGGGTCGCTGGGGATTGGTTCTGGTAGCGGTTCTGGTTCTGGCGCTGGTTCTGGTATGGGCAATGGCTCTGGTTGAGGTTCTGGCTCAATAGGTGGCTCAACTGGTTCTGGAGCAGGTTCAGGCTGAGGCTCTGGTATTGGTTCTGGTTCAAGAGGTGGCTCAACTGGCTCGGGCGCTGGCTCGGGGCTAGGTTCTGGTATTGGTTCGGGTTCTGGGGCAGGTTCAATTTCAAGAGGGGGTTCAAGTGGGGGTAACTCTATCGGAGCATCTATGGGCGGCTCTAGGGCTGGTTCTGGGGCTGGTTCTGGGCTGGGTATGGGCTGAGGCTCCGCTGAAGCGACAGGTTCGGGTGTTGGCTCAGGACTTGGTTGAGGCTCAGGGGTCACAGGAGTTGGCGTTGGTTCTGGAGGGGTTACTGGAACAGGCGGTAACACGGGTGTCGGAACTGGAGAAGGAATTGGGGTTGGCTCGGGCGCAGGTTGAGGCTCGGGAGTCGGACTTGGTATTGGCTCAGGCACGATTGTTGGTGTTGGTTGGGGAACAGGGGCGAGAGTCGCTGAAGGCTCGGGAGATGGAGTAGGCGATGGGATTAGTGTGGGTTCAGGTGTGGACGGCGAAGGTTGCGGGGTCGGTTGCGGTTGAGGAGTCTGAGTTACGACAGGTTCAGGGGTTGGAGTCGCTGTCGAAGTTGATTCCAATGTTGGTGAAGGACTCGGAGTTATCGGAGTGGAGGACGGTTCCGAACTGGGGGAAACAGTTGGTGTCGGTTGAGGAGTCGGTTGAGGTTCTGGAGCCGAATCAAATCCCAGAATAACTGCTAAGCGCTTATAGACACCGCCGCAAGGATCACCAAAAATATCGTTAGTTGCCATAATGCTTGCGATTGCTCGACCTAAAAATACTGCCGCGATTTTTTCAGCGGTACTAGGTTCGTGACATTGATCTATCGAATATCCGTTGGGTGTTCCGTAACTCGCAAATAAAACTGCGGTAAAAACTTTTCCCGCAGGTGCTATCAATTCCAAAATGGAATTTTCCTCTGCTGTACCCTGAACGGTTGAGGTATTAGAAGGAGAAGGCGATGGATTGGTTACTACTGGGCTGGCTGTTTGTGATGGCTCTGGGCTGGGCAATGGTGTTGTGGCTGGAGTTGGTGAAGAAGTGGTACTGGGATCAGGACTTGCGACAGGACTTGGATCAACCGTGGTGGTCGGAGTCGGAGAAGGACTCTCGACTACTGGACTTGTCGAAGGACTCGCACTTGGCTCAGGAGAAATTGTTGCCGTTGCCGAATCCGAAGTTGCCACGGGAGAAGGCTCAGGTTCGGGAGATTGAACTGGGGTAGCGACCAAATTAAAAGTTAAAGTTGGGCTACACATTGTCGGACCGTAGAAGCCAGCCCAGAAGCCGTTATCAATTCCGCCGCCCAGTAAAACAATATGGGTGATATATCCAGAATAACCAGATTGTAAAGTTACATTTTGAGTTTCTAATTCTCGTCTGTCGTATGTCATATCCTCAACTAGAGAATCTCCGTTATACATTCTGAAAGCAACTTTGTAAGTATCTACAATCGGTGGCTGATCCCCAATTTTGTTATCTTGGAGATTGCTCACATTAACGGTTGCTACTGCTCCAGAGGCAATAACCCCATTTACGGGAATTGTCTTAGTTACCTCAGAATATTGATAAGAGAAGGTAGCGCACTCGCCGTTTATGTTCACCATGCTTGGATTTGAAGCCGTGAACTCGGACATTGGAAAGGCTTTAGCGTCCGACATTGGAACGAGGGCAAATATGCCGATAATACACATAACGGTAAAAAGCCGTAAATGCCTCACAGTAACCCCCATTCAGGGTCACTCGGACACGACTAGCGGTAATTGTACCAATAGCAAATCTATGCTAAACTGGGGTTGTAAATGAGAGATAGAGAGAGGATACAAAATGTCAGAATCAAAAGGTCGCCCGTTTAATGCTCAGGAACTAAAGAAGCAAATTGGTTTCTGGAACATTGGCGCTATTTCAGGTGGTCGCGTTTATATTGACGGGGCTACTTACAACGAGCAATATGGCACAACTGAGCAGGTGGAATTCCCAGTCGCTTATGGATACCGCGTAAGAGTTATTTTGGGTTGGGACGATACATGGACAGTCCAGCGCGTAATTGTAAAGAACACAAAAAATGGGATCAAAGAAACAATCAAGGGTTCTGTTGAGGGTGTTTACCCAGAAAATGTTGGAGAAGTTGCTTACCAAGCATCCTGCTTCCAATCTAACTACGATTTTGGAAAGGTGAGTGCGTAATGAAATTTCTTACTTACATCAAGGCTCCAAACACAAAAAATGGAAATCCTCAGCGCGGATGGATTCTCTGTGACCAATGGGGTAACTTTGAAAAGTTTATAGACGAAGGTTACGAAGGTCGCGGAGCCATTGCCAAAGAATTATGGGATGGCGCTCAAGAGATACACAACGGTTATGGAATTGTTGTTCAAGTATCAGAATACAAGCGCTGGAAAAAAATGGAATCGGAGGTAGCAGCATGACACTAGATCAAGCCAAGCAACTCGTAGGCAATCAGCCAACATGGGCGCTACGCAACATGGTTAAGGCGTTGAAAATGCTACCCGCGTTAAATACTGCTGAGGATAACGAGCGCCTAGAAGCGGCACAGTTTATTCTTAAAAACAGAAAGTAGCGTCATTTTTAATCTCTGATTAAGATTCTGGCATGAATCAATTTACGCTCCACCACGGAGATTGTTACGAAGTAATGAAATCCATGCCAGATAATTCAGTAGATTCAATAGTTACTGATCCGCCTTATGAATTAGGTTTCATGGGTAAATCTTGGGATTCAACTGGGATCGCTTACTCGGCTGAAATGTGGGCTGAGGCTTTACGCGTACTCAAATCAGGTGGGCATTTATTGGCGTTCTCTGGTTCTCGAACTTATCACCGAATGGCTGTTGCTATCGAGGACGCAGGTTTTGAAATTCGCGATCAGATTATGTGGGTATATGGATCAGGGTTTCCTAAGTCGCACAATATTTCAAAACAATTAGATAAAATGGCTGGAGTCAGAGGCGAGATCGTTGGCAAAAAAACTGGCAAAGGTTATTCGAGCCAGCAAGAAAAAAATATGGCTGAAGGATTTCGTGAATACAAGGCGGGACTCCCTTATGAACACGCTGACATGAATGAATATGCGTTTACTAGTGACGAGGCAAAACAATGGGACGGCTGGGGAACTGCTCTCAAGCCAGCCCATGAACCTATCGTTCTAGCGCGTAAACCTTTTGCTGGAACTGTTGCTCAAAATGTATTGGCTCACGGAACAGGCGCATTAAACATTGACGCGAGCCGAATAACTATTGCCGATGGTGACGAACCCAGCGCTGGAAGTAGAACTGCGACATTTGGAACACAGGAAACAATTTCAGGGGGTGACGGCTCTGGGGGCTGGCAACCTGCTAGTGGACGATTTCCAGCGAACTTTATCCATGACGGTAGTGATGAAGTTTTGGCGCTATTTCCTGATACTGGTAAATCAACAGGTGGTCGCATTGGGAAAAAATCAATGGGCGATGTGACAAATGTGCCAGCGGGAGAATACGAAGCGGGCGATCCAGGATTCGGTGACTCAGGTAGCGCCGCTAGATTCTTTTACTGTGCTAAAACAAATAAGCGTGATCGCAATGAAGGATTAGATAAATTTCTTGCTAAGCAAACTTTAGGCGGTGGCGGATTAACTGCTGAAATCAAAGAGGACGGAAGTTATGACACGGCGAGCGCGGGCGGTAAATACGGATCGGTAAAGGCTGTATCTCAAAACTATCACCCAACTGTTAAGCCGACTGCGTTAATGCGCTACTTAGTCAGACTCGTTACCCCGCCAAATGGAATTGTTCTTGATCCGTTTCTTGGCTCTGGTTCAACTGGCAAGGCGTGTATGTATGAAAAGTTTGACTTTATTGGGATTGAATTGACCGAGGAATACTTGCCGATTGCCAGAGCAAGAATTGAATTTGCTCAGGTTGATAAGGAACTGGAGCAAGATACGCTGTTTTGATATATCAGCCCCTTTAGACTATACTGGGGTTTAATATAAGAGAGAGGTATAAATATGGAACACGCAATTATTGTTCATTCACCCCATTACGCTAATTGGGTGTTTGATAAGACGCACCCAACTCAGGGGCGCAGATTTATGCTGGGTCGAAACAATGTGATCCTTGAAGGTCAAAAGCGCAAACTCAACATTGACGAGATTGAGCCAGAGATGCCTCACAGCGAGGATTTGTTACTTGTCCATGACGAACTTTATGTCTATGAAGTAACGATCAAGGGCTTATCTGATGAATGGACAGGGCAACGCCATGACTTAGGCGATCTTGCTAACCTCTTTGTGGGCGGAACTCTTACTGCGTTAGATACCTTGTTAGAGGGAAAAACAAAGTTAGCGATTCACCTCGCGGGCGCGAAGCACCATGCTATGCGCGACTACTCAAGCGGTTTCTGTATCTTTAACGATTTCGCTATTGCCGCTACTAAAGCCACCAAACTTGGAAAGCGTGTTGCGATCTTTGATTGTGACGCTCACCATGGGGACGGAACTGAAGCGTTGCTCAAGGGCAACAAAGATGTTCTGACCTTCTCGGTTCACCAATGGGGTATTTTTCCAGGAACGGGATTAACTTCCGACTTCGGTAAAAATGCGATCAATTTCCCGCTTGCTGCTGGAACTAATGACGAAGGTTTATTTGAAGCGGTAAAAACCTTTAACGAGGCTTGCCATGAATTTAAGCCTGATCTTATTTTCATTGCCTGTGGCGCTGACGGTTTAAAAGATGATCCACTATCGGAACTTAATTACACCCTACTTGGTTACGAAACTACCATGAAGGCGATCCGTGAGGAGTTTCCAGATATGCCGATCCTCTTTGGTGGCGCTGGCGGATACCAGCCAGACGATCAAACGCCTGAACTCTGGGCTAAAGCCGCTCTGGAACTGGTGGCTTAAAAGAGGGCGCTGTACGCTTGCCCCATGACCACAATCGTTGCTGTCCAATATAAAGACAAAGTTGTAATTGGTGCGGATAGTTTGGTTACTTCAAGCAGAAAATTTAATCACCCAAAAATGATTAAAATAAGCGAAAGAAATAACTATTTGATTGCGGGCGCGGGGGAAGTTGCGGCGTGTGATATTGCTCAGCATATTTGGGAGCCACCAACTCCAACAGTAAATGACAAAAAAGACTTGTACCACTTTATGATTGCTACTGTGATCCCTTCGTTAAAAAAGGCTTTCAAAGATAACGATTACAAATGGGAAAAAGACGGTGACGAGGAAACAAAGTTTGCTTTCCTGATTTCCGTTGAGGGTGAAGTCTTTGACATAAGTGACGATTTTGCTGTTTGTTTAGATAGCGCGGGCTTCTATGGTGTTGGCTCTGGTTCGTCTTTGGCTATTGGAGCGCTGCGAACTGGTGCCTCACTTGAGGAGGCTTTAAAGATCGCCGCTGACATTGATCCTTACACAGCGGCACCGTTTATTTTTCACGAACAACTTAAGAAAAAGAAAGTTGCACCTCGAACCAAAGTATAGTAATCTAACTCCCGTTACATAAACCTATTGAGAGGAATAGCCATGAACGAGCAAGAAGTAAGCAATAAGTTCCAAGACATAATCCAGCCTAAGATCATTAACAAAATCGTTCGAGAGAAGCGACCACCAGCAAAGTTTCCAGAACTGCGTTATCTCTGGGGTATTACATTGCTTGGTAGTTTTATTCTAATGATCGTTGGAGCAACTATCTCAACAATCTTAGAATCTGTCTAAGATAGGGACGGACGGCGTTTGTTAGCGCAGGGGTAACAAATCTTTTCAACTAATTCAATTACTCCTAAAACAAACGCGTCTGTTCCTGAGTAAACGATCTGCTCTGATGAACCACAATCAACACACATAACTGCCCCTTTTTAGAATCGGTGTAGAACTAACATATTCTCAACATCTGCGTCATAAACTTCAATAGAAAATGACGCTTGCTTTATATCAAACTGCCTAGCATGGTGAACACAGAAATATAAATCACCATTAACAAAACTGGCTCGCACCATTGCTTGCGCCCCACATTTATCGCACCGATCATGGAGTGTTAAATTGGTTCGCTCCAAGGTGCGGGTCATTTTTTGTTCTTGTCGGTAATCGGACCGCCAACGATCCAAGCCCTACAAGTACGGCGAGAAGCACATTTGAAATCGAAAGCCTCGCAATATCCCAACTCGCCAGCCTCGGCTACATCGTAGGCATTTGCCGCGCTATCGCCCTGAGCCAGCCCGCCCTCAATACATTCCATCATTGCTGAGGTCTGGATAAAGGCGGCACAGTTTCCGCACCTTTGCTTTTTAGCCTCGGCTACCGATACAGACCACTCTTTAGCCGTTTCAGCCCAGAACTCATCGTTCTTCTCTGAAGGGTTAAGCGGACCGTAATTAGCGCCTGAGATCGCCTTCTTGCGGTTTTTAAGATTGGCTCTTACATCCTGAGTCGCTGTTGGGCAAGAAGCCTTCAAAAGTGTGGCGAGTGCTGGTGTAAGAGTCATAAACCAAGGGTATCAGGCGAACATTTGTTCGAATACCTCAGATTGAATAACTAACCCCAGTATGGTATAATTAGAATGTAAGAGAGAGGGGATAGAAAATGAAATGTGCCAAATGCGGTGCGATCATTGAGAAGTTCGAAGTCTTTCCAGAAAGTATCTGCGTGAAATGCTACGCGGTTAAATTCAAAGAAGAATGGGCTAGTGCTATCGAGGGAGGTTCCAAATAATGAGTCACAAATACAAGAACTGGAGTTATGGCGACAGGTCAATTTCGTCTGACACAGATACAGTCGAAACAGCATTGATGAGCGGTGAGGTGAAAGTAGAAGCACCAAGCGCTTCTGATTTGAGATGGGCTTTGGAGTGGTTGGCTATTTACCAATCAGGAGAACACACAGAGTTAGCACAGGCTTTCGGTAATGTGATCGCCTTCTTGGACTTAACTGCTCAATCAAAAGAACAGCGTTCAGCGCTTGCCGAGGCTAAGAAAGAATATGCCAAGGCTCACGGAATAAAAGTTTCCCAAGT